ACGGGGGCCTGTAACCAGGGCTTTCCATCATTGCGAATGCGGAATTTCCACACCCCAACGTCACGCTTGAAGCCAACATGCTCTGAATAAGAAATGCTTAAACCAGCTTTCTCGAACATGACATAGGCAGTCAAATCAGCAAGCAAAACAGCGCCATTGTTACCAATCTGCGGCATGTGTTCCGAAGTAATAACAGGGAAACCGTTAATCGTGTTAGGTGTACCAGAATTTAGATTAGTCTGCACAACCGAAACAGAACTGTTATTCATGGTCATAATCTTAGGCCACACCGAAGGATGAATAACCCAAACAGGTGAACCGCCCATGCCCTTAAATCTGGCGTACATAGCGCCAACATCTTCCCACTTAAAACTGCCAGTCGTGTTGTCACTAACGCCAATCGCAGATGCAGCATTCAGAATGCCCAAAGGTTCACCAACGCCAGTACCGCGCAGAATATTTCGCTCATTCTTCGCAGAAATAGCGACCTGGAAAAGACCACGCAGCAAAGCCTCAATAGCAAAAGGCGAATCTTCAATCAATTCATTTTCAACTTCCGTAACACCACCCATTTTATTTAGACGCCAATTAAGCGTGCTGAATGCGGGTTGGGTTTCCGTAAATTCAGCGCCAGCATCGGTGAACGAAGCCTTAACCCCACCAGCAAAAGCAGTTTCACCAGAACCGGCAGTAGGCGTAAAATACTGGTCAAGTGCAGGATAAGTACCAGACTCACGCATAACAGGAATACGCTGCACACGTGAATAAACAGGATTCTCAAAAGCAGCAGCCTGAATTAACTGTGTGCCATATTCAGTTGGCACCAAATAACCACCAGCCGAACCAGGGGATTCACCCAGGTCTTTCGTAGTTCCATAAACCTTCGTCAAACGGTCAGCGTCATTACGTCTTACAGCAACAAGAAAATCACCAAAAGACTTGATGTGCTTATCAGCCGTGCCACCATCGGCAGTAACGTAGCCAGCTTTAGCAGCAGGGGTCTTCTCGATAACATCCATAATTCTCTGCAAAGTATCTTCAATAGATTTCATGCGGCTTTCTTGCACATCGCCGCCATCATTAACATTTTCCATTTTATTTTCTCCCTTAACTTCAATTTCAGTAAATTCAATTACATTTTTTACAAATTCAGATTCCTCTACATTTAGTTCATCTGACGTTTCCACGCCTTCTTCAGAACTCTCTTGCAAGATTTCTTCTTCTATTTGTTTTATCTTTGCAACTTCTTCTAAAGTCAAAATAGTTCTAGGTTCAGCAGGGGTTTCAGTAAGTGATAATTCAACAAGTCCCCACTCCTTAATCATGTTTTGTTCTTTAGAAAAAAATTGTTCAGCAGTTCCAGAACTCAAGCCAAGTCTACCCATTTCAACAAGTTTCTTAACAAGTTCTTTATATTTATTTGCACGGTCTATGATAATGTTAAATAAGATTCCAATATCATCAACCTTTTCAACGATGGCTTTACCGATTACACCACGAATTTCTTTTTGGTTGTGCCCATACAGAACAGGCAAACGCTCAAAATTTTCTAAGTAAAAATTGGTTTCTTTAGTGAAAAATTCACCATCAAGGTCTTGAACGTCAAACATAACGCCGTAACCTTCTAAAATTAAATCACCTTCGGAAGTTAGTTCTTTTATAGTTAATTGCATCTTGTATCTCCATATTTATAATAACATAAAGGAGGAATTTATGTTTAAGAAAATTGACGATTATGAAATTATGTCAATAAATTATGATAAGCGTGTATTTGTATTAGTAGCAAAGAAAAAGATTTCAGATATTTCTTTTAATTATGAATTTTTAGTGATTGGTGAATGCTTAAATGTTGAAGGTGAAATAGAAACACTTTCATATAGGGCAATCAAAGAACTTAGAAAAACAGATTTAGAAAAATTATTCTACAAACAAATACAAATTTTTAATAGTGGGGGGATTACTTTTTTCTTTACGCCAGAAAATAAAGAATTTGTTATGTCTTTCTTTAATACTATACCATTTTTTACTTAACAATTTTATTTATAAATCTTTCAACTTCATCTGTTACAATTGGCCCAAGAATATCAACCCAGTCTTCTAAAGTATTCCAATATCCTACATGTATAGATGATTGTTCTGAACCTTGAACATAATTCATATATGTTCTAGCATCAACTTTTTCTTTTGGGTTCATACTTGTTTTTTGATAAATAATATAGCTTGGCCCGCCCTTACCCTTTTTTTGTATGCGTCCAAACCAAGATTTCTGTAAAGCCCCAGTTCTAACATATTTAGCACCAGGACGCTTCTTAAGAAAACTTGGTTTTCCAGACTTCCAAGAATCTGTGTATGGCGGGTAAGACGCAACGGCAGCTTTTCCCATTAAACCAACCTTTTTCAATGGTTCTTCAAGCCCTTCAATTTTGACGCCCAACGTGCTCAATTTGCGGCGGACTTCTTCAATTCCCTGAATACTGATTTTTACGCTGTTACCACTCATTCTACAATGCCCCTGTAAGCCCCGTGAAGGGGTCTAATTTCAACGATAGGATGCTTTTAGTACATAGATAGCCTAAACGAATTTGACAAGCCTTAAAACGGCTATAAATCGGTTTTGTTACTCTTTCTTGTGTTGCATAAAAAGTGAGTTGCTTGAAGATTGTCATACGTATGATTGCCACCAAGAGAAACTGGAATTATATGGTCGATAGAAGCGGACATAAGGTCTGGATATTTTTTAGTTGAATCAATTTTTTCACCACATAAAGCGCAAACATAATCATCACGTTCAAAAATTTCAATAGGATGAATATCTTCTACAATAGAACATTTTTCTCTAGCACGACGAATTGTCACTTTCTTTTTATCTCGGAGCCTTCCCTTATGGGAACGATTATATTTGCGATTTATAGCACGTTTCTTTTCTCTGTTCTCTTCAACCCACCTTTTGTTTTTTTCAAGCCGTTCGGCAACATAATCAGGGTCGTTGTCCCACTTTTCCTTAAACCACTTTGAACTGGCTTTGTTACAAGCAATTTTATAATCTTCATTTGTTTGTTTAAGATTCCAATTATAACAAGATTTACAGAAACCATTAGAACCATGAACCTTAATATAACCACATCTTTTGCAAACTACATACGAACGATTTGGCTTTCTACCAACTTTTGCAATGCGTTGTTTTTCATAGCACGATTTACACATACTTTTGCAATAAATTTTCTTTTCTTTACCACAACTTATACAAATCATAATTACTCCTTTCTGTGTGAGTATCTCTCACAAGAGTAATTATATCATACCTGTACACTTTAGTTGTCGTTAAAAACCTAAATAATCCCTGAGTATTTTCCTTTTATCAACAACAAGAGAATATCTGCATTTACAATGTCCGTGCGCAGGAATAGGTGGTGCTGAATTAACAGGATAAACCATCCCGTGTCTTGGCCTACAAATCTGACACACTTTTTCGTCCCTTACTGTGACCCATTTTACCGCCACAACAAAACTCAATGCCCTTGCCACAATTAAAATCCCCATATTAAAAGCATAAATACCCTCTGTCTCGTTAATCAAAATCGCCCTCTCCAAATCAGCAGCTACGGACTTATACTGGTTGACCAAATAGTCCAGCGTATAAGCACCAGCTACAAAAGCAGCAAGTGCAACTTCGAGCCGCTTTCTACTCGTCTTTTGCACAAGACCGAAAGACTCTAATGCACGCTTGTTCGCCCAATTCTGCAACTCACCCTTCTGTTCTTCAAAAGAAAACCCTGGTATTAACTCACCAAGCAAGCCAGCAGCATGTGAAGCACCCAAAAGCGTGTAAGCCAAAATAGCATCAGCAAGCACTTCTTTTAATTGTTCCGCACTACTATCAAATCTGTCCAATACTTCCGTTTGAAGTGCGTATCTATCCGCAATATCGACAGGTTCACCAAACAAAAAGAATAATTGTGCTAATAGCGCATCATTGATTTTACCCTTATACTCTGACTCAAGAGAAACAAGAGATTCCAATTCCTCTCCGTCATTAAATCCAAGAACAGAATAGCTTGGCATTAGTACTCTCCTACTTCAAAAGCTTCGACTTGCTTTCCTTTCCAATAATTATTGTAGATTTCATACATAACTTCTTTTGTTAAAACATTTGCATTAAATTCTTCTGGGTTAGCAATCCAATTTCTATTTTTCAGCCATTTTTTATATGCACTGAGTTCATCTGAAAATTCTTTCAAGTTGTTATCTTCTTCTGGCTTTTTCTTACTTTGATTAGCGCCACTGCCGCCACCTTTTTCTTCATTTAATTTTGAGTTAATTGTAACAATGCGCTCTTTTTCCTTAAATTGTCTTTCCCGCTCTTGATTAACAAACTCATCCAAATCTTCGTACTTAATTCCATCTGGTAGTTGGATTCCTGCAAGACGGGCGCTTAATGAAGTTGGAAGTAGAGCATCTGTATATTTCTTGAAAATATCAACACGTGTCACACCAAACTCGCTGAATGCTGGTAAGTGTTCAATGTAAAATCTAATTCTATAACCTTTTTCAACAAAAACTTGTTCGTTAAGTGCAGCCTGAATCAAGTTGATTCTTTGATTAACAGTGTATTTCAAGAAATTTAATTCTTCAGTTGGGCCAGCCGTATATGAAGCAGAAGAATCCCCAAAAAGCAATGAAAATGGAACGCCCATCGCCGTAGCAATATCTTTGCGTCTATCACGCAAAACTTCAGTCTTTTCTGATTCCCCCGCACCCTCACCAACCACTTCTGCTGAAACATCACCTGAAACAACTTCAGTATTGTAGGAATTATTAACACCAGACAAAAGACCTTGCCAAAATTCACGCAACTTTGCTTTTTCTTTTGGGGGAACACTTCTATCAACTTTTAGAATAGTGGCTTTTACAGCACCACGCTTGTAAAAATTATCAACAAATTTTTCATAATTAAGAATGACACCAGCAGAAATAGCAGCAGATAAAACCTGTGGCATATCAGGCAAAATTTCACCCAAAGGATTTTGGTTTAAGAAATAGACAATTTCTTCCTTAGAAAAATCTTCGCTTGTTCCTGTAGTTAATTCCCTCTTAAAGCCAGTAATGCCCAACTTTTCGTCATAGACTGGAGAAATGTATGGGGCTGCAAGCCAACGAAATCCTAAATCTTTTCCGGTCAATCCAGTTTGTTTATACCAGAATGCTTCAGAAGAAAGAAGTAAAGAAGATTCAGTTAAGTATAAAAGTCCTGCTAAGGTTGAAAGCCAGTGAAATTTTTGGTCAGACCAAAAGTTAGCACTATTAACAACTTCCTCCCCACCTTTTAACTTGTAAATAGTAAATGGAACTTGTGCAATTGCCCCTGAACGAATATCAACGCATCTGTATAAAGTGCTTATTTCTCTTCTAAATTTCTTTGACCTAGAAATATCAGCAAATTTATCCCTTGCTTCACCGTAATAGGTTTCCCTCCAAAGGGAATCATTATTAAATTCATCTACGGTTACAGCTTTCCCCAAAGTTGGGGTGTAAATTTTAGTATCCGACATTATTTTCTCCTAAACCACTCATTAAAACTTTCAATGGTGGCTTCTTTTCTAGTGCCGCCATTAAAACTATGATATTCCCTATGACACGTAGAACATAAAACAATTCCGTTATCTATATTAACGGCCAAGCCTGGGTTTTGTTTGTAGCTTCTTATGTGGTGTACTTCTATAAATAAATCACTTCCACACTTTTGACATTCGCCAAAATCACGACTTATTACGTCTTGTCTCCATTTTTCATATTCTGGAAGTTTTCTTATATTGTCAGCAGACGCCCTTTCTTCTTCTGATAAATTGGCAAATTGTGGGTTATTGCTTCCAGACCAACTAAAACTTCTCACTTTTATTTTATAGCACCCGCAAGATTTTGTGTGCCCATTTTTCACAGAAGTAGCAAATGTTGAAAATTCTTTACCACATACACACCTACAAAGAAAGATTGCTGTGTGTGAACCGTCACTTCTTATTCTATCAGCGCCAAATCCTAAGATATGTACATCGTTAATTGTTTTGCCAATTAAATCAGAAAGTGTTTTTCTCTTTACACATCTACGACAAAAGTTTGTGTTTCTCTTTTTTACATTTTCTTCTATCATGGTATAAGGAGAATTACACATAGGACAAGTAGCAGTAATGTATTTCTTCTTTCTTGGCATTAAATCACCCACCTAATAGAGTCTGTAGCTTTCTGCCAAGACCAGTAAAGTGAATCAGTTAAGTCGAAAGGTTTTCTAATTGGAAACCTTCTTAATGCTGCTTCAAGCACTTCACAATGTTCCCCTTCAACGTGAAAAATTTTATTTAATTCATAATCTATTAACATTTGAGAAGCACGTTCCATTTTTCCACCAGTCGCTGCACTTGCCTTAACAAGTTCAATTCCTGGAACACGTTCATCTTCAGTCAATTCAGCTTCTAATAAAACATTATCCCAAATTGTAAACCAAGTATCCCCACCCTGATTGCTTTCAATCTGCAAAATATCAGCACCGTACTTAATGCAAAAATATAATGCTTTCTTTAGTGCTAATTCAGGCGTTGCACGCTTTTCCCATGCGTCAAGCACGTAAAATTTGCCATCTTCGCTTGCACCCAAAACAGATAAGCCATGACTATCACTACCATCGCTTGAAGTTACAGCAGGGTCAAGTGAAACAACCTTGAAAACTAATTCTGGTAATTGATTTCTTGGGATTCTTTGGAATTTTATGTTTGCAAAAAGTGAAGAATCATCAATAATCAAATGTTGATACTCAGATTGAAAAGCTGTAACGCCAACATTATTTATTACTTCTTCAAGTTCACTTAATGTAAATCCTTTCCAAGTCAATTCACCACTTAACTTTATTTTACTATTATCGTCTGCATAAGACCAAGAAAAATTCTTAAGTGCAGGAAATGGCCCACTTAAGATTCTATTTTTCATAAATGGCGGTTCAGGCTGTGCAAGTTTAGCAAAAATTCCAGTATCAATGATTAAATTTTGCACGGCCAAAATTGTAGCATCTTTACTTCCTGCTGGAAGCAGGCTTGTAAATACCGAATCAATTTTTTTCTGTGTGATGGCTGGCCCATCCCCCTTCTCGTCAATGTCGTCCAAAATAAATAAGTCTGGGCGCTTATCCATCATTTTGCTACCGCGTTTTGCAGTGTCCAAGCCGATTGCGTCAATCGCAAATCTATTGCCAAAAACAAGTCGATTGCGCCTCCATCCACGACTATGACCTTCTTTTGACATTTTTGGCTTTGCAAAAAGCGGATAATAAGAATTTACGATTGGGCTTTCTGCCATGTCACGAATACTTGCTAAGTGCTGGTCAGCTAAATCCTGGGTAGCAGAAACATACAAGCAATAACTTCTACGTTCTGTTGCACCCAAAAAAAGTGTAGTGGCTTCAACAGAAGTAGACTTGCCGAAACCACGACTCCAAATTGCAACGAATGGTGGGGAAGATTTCCCCTTTTCAACTTTCCAAGCCCATTCGTAAAGTTCCCTGTGCATGTCCCCAAAAGGTCTTGTGAAAATACTTGGGAATAAAGCAAGCATCCAGTTAATTGGGTCATCTGGAACTTTTAATGCGCCTTCCTTTGCTTTTTTTATTTGTATTTTCGCAGACTTTGCTTGGTTGTATACATCGTCCCCTAACAAAGTTTTAATACTCATTTTAACTCCAAAAGTTTGTAATTAACTTCAGTCAAAATTTCTTCACCAAATTCTTCCTGGATTTCTGCCGGTGTTAATTTCCCATCACGCAGATACTCAGCAAGCGTAATGCGAAAATCAACATTAAACTTCTCAGGCTGGTCTAATCCCAACATTTTACGTCTTTCTTTGCTGATATTTAATGCAGTGTCAATTGCGCGTGTATCACCCTTTTCAACCTTATCCCAAACTGCGTCTAGCATTACATCAAAACGCTGTGCTTCAATCT